CATGGACATAGACATACCTGTATCAAATTTTCTTCGAGAAGATTTAGTTGAACGAGAAGGAGAAGAATTATTTGAATGAGAAGAAGAAGATAATGATGATGTAACTTGGGACTGGGACCAAGGGCGAGCAGGGTTGGAAGGAGAGTCTTCAACATTAGAATCAGTTTGTTGAATGGGTGTTTGTTTACGAGTTTTATTTATTATAGGTATGTCTTTACCCGTATATGATGGATGAGTGATAATATATGATAATTTAATAGATGGATCAAATTTATTTAAATTATCAACTTCACTTTTATTAAGTGATCTTAATATTGAATAAAAATCTTTATTCATAGGTGGATATCCATATATTTTAACATATTCAAAAAAACTTTTTATAATTATTTCATAATAATTTTTGGGAAAATAAATATTATCCGTTTTTTCTAAATTTCTAGTAGATGTATATGTATATAAAATAATAATAATAAAATTGATATTAAATAAATATAAACTATGTCTATCTTTAATAAAATTTAAAACTTTTTCAAAAAAATCTTTATTATATTTTAATAAATTATTATATTTTTCGTGAATTTTGAAATATTTATCTCCAACATATCTACTAGAAATTTGATGATATATATTTATAAAATGATTTTTACATTTTTCTGATCCAATATTTGAATCAAAAAAATCAAAAATATCATTTAAATTAATATTTAAAAAATCAGTATTTATAAAATCACGAGTATCAATTGTTTTTTGTGTAAATACTCTTAAATTTTCACTAGATATTTCATTAATATATATATTAATATTACTTGAATCTTTCATTGATTCAGTTTTATGATATAGTTTTAGTAATTTAATTAATTTTTCATTAATTTTTTTAGAGATTTTTATTTTTTTAAGTATAGATGAAGTTGAGAAATATAATGAAATCAATCCTTTTTCTTCTTCAGAAATATATTTATTAATAAATGATTTTTTATTATTAAATCCAAAAAGCCCCCCTTTTAAATTAGGATTTTTTAAACTATTTTTTTTAATTTTAGCATTTTTTGAATTATTTTTTTTTAATTGAATATCATTTAAATTATGGGTTTTTATATTTTTAACCATTTTACTTTATATAGAGTTTTTTTTTATCTACAATAGATACAATTACAATTTGGATAATGTTTTGTAAGAAAACTTTGACAATTTATACAAAATTTTGAATAAATATAATTATTATTAGAATTTTTACATAAATTACATTTATTTAATTTCATATTAGCAAATTCAAATTCAATATTATTCATTTTATTATATAAATACATAATATATTTATATGATAATGATAAATATTTTAAATATAGATACACAAATATATTTGTTTAATATTATAGAAAATATATTAGAAAATGATATTATTAAAATATAAAATATTGTAAATAATGTTAAAAATAAATTAGAATTATTATCAATAAATAAAAATGAAATAAAATATAAAAACCCATAATTTAAATGATATTCAATTAAAAACGAATCCAATATAAACTATTACGAAATTATTTTACATAGTTGTTAATAAAAAAAAATGATTAATATTTTGATAATATAAGATTATCTTATGGATACATTAACAATTACAATTAAAAAAGATTTTCTGTGTATCAAAAGAAAAAAAGAATTAAAACCATTACCTAAAAAATATATATCATGTTTACAAGCATTACATGATAAATTTAAAAAATAAAAAAATTATGAAATTCTATCACCAAAATTAATATTCGAAGATTTTGTTTTTTTATTATATTTAATTTCAATTTTATCATCAATATTATCTTGAATAATATCAATATGCGAAACTATTGTAATTGTATTAAAAATTAATAACAAATTTTTAAGAAAATTGGGAACAATAGATAAATTATCTTTATCACATGCAGTAAAACCTTCATCAATAAATAATTGATTACATATATTATTACCAAATAAACTTAATCTAAGACACATAGAAATAACAAAATTTTGAAATCCAGATGCTTGATTAATAGAAATAATTTGTTTATAATTAGTTTCATTCAATATATTTTTAATTAACCAATTAATATGAATAATATCTTTATTTTCTGTTAATATATAATCTAATTCGAACATTTTACAATTATCGTGACATAATAATTTAATATAACTATTAGTTTTATTAACTAAATTTTTTAAAATATAATTATTATATAACCATTTTTTATAATCCTTAAATTTATCAATAATAATTTGAATAATGGAGATTATATTAAAAGTTTTTTTTTCAATTTCATATAATTTATTATAAATAAGTAAATTATTATTAATAAATTTTTGTTCTGTTTCTAATTTAGAAATATTATTAGTTATATTTAATATTTCATCATCAATTTTTGAAATATTAATTTGTAAATTATAATTAATTTTATAATTTTTTTTATTAATTAAATCATTTAATTTAATATAATTATCAATATTAGTTTTATATTCTAAATATTTAAATGATTTATATATTAATAAATTTTCATAATCATCTTTAATTTTTAAATAGTTATCTAATCTTGGTTTAATATTTGTATAATAATTTATATGTTCTTCAAATATAATATTTTCTTTATTTAAAATGTCTATTTTATCATTAATTAAATTTTGTTTAATACACCAATCATTATATTTAAGATAATCGTTATATTTTTCATAACTTTTATACAAATTATAAGTAAAATTTAAGAATTCTTTATTATCATTTATTAAATTATTAAAATAATTATTATCATTTTCAATTAATTTGATATAAGTTTCTTTAGTTTTTAAATATATAGATAAATTATTTTTAATTTCGTTAAAATAATAAAATGTATACCATGAATTTGCTAGTTCATATTTTTCAATAATAGTTATATTTTTAATATATGTTTTAATAATATTAAAATTAATAGATTTATTTAAATCGCTTATTTTTATTTTAATTTTGTTTATTTCAATAACCCAAGGTCTTTTTTGACAACAAATACAATCTTTATTATATTCATATATTTCATTATCATAAATTGATAATTCATCTTTTAATTTATTTAATTCCAAATAGTTATTATAATGTGTAATATTATTTTCATTAAATAATATAATAGAATTAATATTTTTAAAATATGTTTCAATATATTTTGTAATTGATTTACTAGTTTTAAATCTAATATTTTTAATAGGTTTATCAATTTTATTATAATTATTTAATAATAAAATGCAATCATTAATATTTTTTTCAATTATATCTAGTTTATTTTTATTTAATAAAATTCTATCATTTAAAGAATTATATTTTTTTTTATTAAGTATAAAAGTATTATACGAAAAATCTTTATCATAATTTGTTAAATTATTAAAAGAATATTTTTCATTATTATCATAAAAATATATAAAATTATCAATATTTTCAAAAAATTTTATTATTAAATTATAATCAAAATATACTTTATCTTGAATATATGGTTTTATTGAATTATGATATGATATATCTTTATTTAATTCTTTCAATATATCATTATTATTATTTAATTTATTTTTTAAATTTAAATAAGGTTCATTCAATGTATATGTAAAATTAAAATAATCTTTTAGATAATTATATTCATAATTAATAATACTATAATCTTGATTTTCATCATATATAATATTTTCATTATATTGTTTTGCATAATTATTTATATTATCATAATCAAAATTATTTTTTTTAAAAAAATATTTGATTTCATTAAAACTATTTAGAGTATTTTCATATGATATTTGTGAAGTTATATTATTTTTATGTAATCTATTAATTTCTAAATCATAATCAATATTAATATCAATATTTATAATATTATTATTTGTTAATATTAAATCTTTTGTTAATTTTGTTTTTTCATTAATAAGTCTATTAAGTTTTAACTTAAAATTATTTATATTTGAAAGTATATCATGATTAATATTATCATCATTTATTAAATTATAAAAAACATTTTTTTTAGCAATAACAATTTTGTTAAAATCTTTGTATTTATTTAAAGAATTTTTAAACAAATTATATAAATTATGTATATAATCAATATTTGTAGCATTATCAATTAATTCAATAGAATCCTTATAATTCATTTTTAAAATATTATTATCAATATTTTGTGTTATCATAGAAGATGATAAAAAATTATTAATTGTACCAAATATATTATTAATATATTCTTTTGCAGCAGAATCTTTTTTAATTAAAATATCATTTTCATATAATTTAGTTAAAATTTTAATTGTATAATTATTATCTTTTTTTCTAATATATTCTCTAATAATCTTATATGTAATATTATTTTTAGTTAATACAATACTTGTATAAGCAATATCGTTATTAAAATTAATTATACCAGAAGTAATATCATTTTGTTTATCTATTGTAATATTACCCCAAATTGCTAATACCAAAATATCATATATAGCAGATTTACCAGTACCATTTTTTCCAGAAATAATAAATGTTGAACTTGATAAATTAATAAAATTTATCCAATTAATATTATCATAACAATATAAATTATTCCATTCTAAATAATCAATATTAAAATTAGAATATACATTATTTTCTTCTTTAGATTTTATACATATATTTATAATATTATTTAATTCTTTATTTTTTTTATTACATTCTTCTTTCAATTCTTTAGGATAATTATCAATATCAAATAATAATTTATGATTATCTTTAATAATTTCATAAAGTAATAGATATTGTTGAGAATCTAAATGTTCTTTAAAATATAATAATAAATTATCAGAATCAATAAATAAATTAGTATTATTAATATTATTATGAATACTATTTTCATTAATATGATTATAATTTGAAATAACTTTATAAGTAATATTATAATCTTGAAATAATTTATTTAAATTATTATTATCATAATTCGATTGAAATTTAATTTCTAATTTTTTTGGAAAATAATCAATATTATTTTTAATATAATCATACAGTTCATAAAATTTATTTGTTTTTCTAAAATAAATTTTATTATCAATTTCTTTTAATACAATTTTTCCAAATTCATTATAAACATTAATATAATCTATATGTTTATTATCTAAATCCCAAATAACATAACCATGTTCTAGAATATCTTCACCAAAATTTTGTTGTACTAAAGAACCACTATAACACCATAATAAATTTTTTTTATAAACATTTTTCTGTCTTAAATGTATATCTCCTAATAAGGCGAAATCAAAATTTTCAATCCATTCAAATGGATAAGGATTATGTTCATTATTTACATTTGTTCCATTATATAATTTAATATTTGCAAATGTACCATGAAATAATGCTATTTTATATTTAACTTTTTCATTAATAAGTGGAAATGGTTCAAGAGTTGTTTTTCTACCAGAACTAGATAAATTATCAAGAGTATCTCTTATATTAACATATGAAAAACCAATATTGTCTATGACAAAACTTTTAGTTTCTCTTAAAACAATTAAATTCTCAATTTCAAATGTAGATGTAACAAGTGATGGTTGATTTAATTCATGTTGAATACTATCATGATTGCCTTCTAAAATAATAGTTTTGCCAATTTTAGTTAAATTTTCAATTAATATTTTATATAACATTAAACCATAATTACCAATGTTGTTTTTATTATGAAAGATATCACCTGTAATTATAATTAAAAAATCATTTTTATTATAATTATATTTTTTCATTGATTCAAATAAATTTTCAAAGACTTTTTTATATTCATTAAATCTACTATAATTTAAATCACCATTTCTAATATGAATATCAGATAAATGAAATAAATATCTTATCATATGACATATTATAATATAATATTATATTTATATATAATTTGGTATACATACAACTTCCATAAATCTTGTTTTATTATAATAAGAAATTAGATGTATTAATATTGCTAATAACCATAATATTATAAATATATGTTTTTTAGTTATAATATTGTAAATTACTAAAACTGTATATATAAATATTGTTGATATTTTTTTGTTTTGATTTTGATATCTATAACAATATAATATTTGTAATATATGTTGTATAAATGCTATTATAAACATAAATCCATTAATATATTCATAAATACAATATCTGTTTTTTCATTTATGTATTAATAAAAAAGTACATATTTATTTATTTTCTTAATTTTTTAAATTAAATTATTTATTTTTTAAATTTTAAAATATGTACTTTTTTATTAGATAATGAATGTTAAAATACCATACGAAGCATTTTTTGCTTTTTATTTAATAATATCATCAAACTTCTTAGGAGAATTATTCAGTTGTAAATTTAGAGAATTTTTATCATCAAATATGATAATTAAACATATATTAGGAATATTTACATTTGGATTTTTAGTAATATTATCATCAATAGATTTAGAAGAAGAAAATGTTGTTTATAAGGGAATATTATTAACGGCTATATTATATATATGGTTTTTACTATCAACTAAAACACATGTTTATATAACATTGATAATAGTAATATTGTTTTTTGTAATGTATGTAATAAGTAATAGAATAAAATATTTAAAAAAAAAGAAAAAATCAACAGAAAAATTAGAAGTAATAAATATATATATTTTAATAATAACCGGCGTAATAACAATATTCGGTGTAATTAATTACGGATATTTAAAAAAATTAGAATTAAATAAAAGAAATGAAAAGTTTAATTTATTAAGTTTTCTAATAGGTAATAATAAATGTAGAAATGATAAAATTGATACATTACTAAAAATAAATAATAAAAAATTACTTTAGAATAATATATAAATATACTATTTCTTTGTTTTTTTTATTTTTCTCTTTGTTTTTATTTTTTTACCACCACTTTTATGGATATATTTACTAGCTATTTCAATAATAAAATCACAAATATCCAGAAGTAATAATTTATTAGGACTATTATTTTTTATTTTTTGTTCAATTTGTTGATACAATTTGTCAATTACGCGATTGCCATTCGAAATAGCCTTAATAGCAATACCACAAAAAGTTGGCCCTGTCCACCCGCCACAATTG